GGTCAATTCAAACATGATTTTGACCAAGTCTTTCAACAAACAGCACGAACCACCAGCGGATTTAAATATGATGCTGGTTGGGGAACACGAAGTGGATCGCCCATCACGACTGATGGCAATACGATGATTAATGCTTACATCGTGTACTCCGCACTGAGGGAAATGCGTTTTTCCAAACATGAAGCCTGGAAGAGATTAGGAATATATGCCGGAGATGATGGACTTACACCCAATATCGCCTCATTGAAAGAATCAATAGAGAGTGTGTCCAAGACACTGGGTCTAGATGTTAAGATAGCTACACACTATCCAAATGAACCAGTGCCATTCCTCGGGCGTATATTAGTCGCACCGTTAACAAGCGACGATTCATTCCAAGACCCCAAGAGAACAATACCGAAGTTACATATATCCACGAATAAAACCATACCTGTGGAACAAGCAGCCTTTAATAAAGCTGCTGGTTATATGGTAACTGACCACAAAACACCCATAATATCCCATTGGGCAAGCAAAGTTATTGAATTGAGCAAGCTTGGCGCTGTCAAAAACATGACCGCTGACGAGGCTTGGAAATTGACTGCGACTAACGCTTGGCCGCAGCGGGATGGAGATCTGATAACATCTGTGTTTTGTAAGGTTATGGATTGGAGCCAGGATGAATTACTAAGAATGGTTGAACAATTACAGGCTGTAACAGGAGAGTTTCCATTACAAATGCCTATAGTGTATGAAAACACTAGTGACCATCCCGACAAATTAGAGAGCATCGTCGGAGAAGGCGTCTGTACAACCACCGGGAATCGTGCCATACACACTGAAATACCATGTTTAACAACGGAGAAACCAAAACCAACCAAGAGCTGGCCAACGCCAACATCACAAAGATGTGGTGGCCACACCTCAGCAAAGCCATTGACGAAGCAGTCATGTTACGGATGCAAAGGGACCGGTCAGAAGACGCGGGTGACCCAACCGTCCAAGAGTTCGAAAGAGCCTATGACTATTTCTGCACCTTCTTGCACATTGGACTCACAGAGTGGGTCCGGAGCAACAAACCAACCGCAACAGATACCGAGAAAAAGACCACCTCGGGTTCGGAAACGCAATTGTAACAAGAAGAGTGCCACGAAAGTCGAGTAACTCGACATGACACTAATACAAGG